TTTTCAAGCATTCCTTCCAATTTGCCAATATCAGTATGTGAAAAATTTGTTACAACAGACAATCGACCTAAATTCGCCGATATTTTACCCATAATTACTTCTAACAATTGACCAATTGTCATACGACTGGGAATTGCGTGTGGATTGACTATAATGTCAGGGACAATACCATCTTGTGTACGAGGCATGTCGCGTTCTTCTACTAGTCGTCCAATGGTACCTTTTTGACCAAATCGTGAACAAAATTTATCTCCAGGTTCTGGTATTTTATCTTTTCGAATACGAATTTTACAATATTTTAGATTTTTGTTTGTTGTGTTGTAATACACTTTATCTACAAATCCCGATTCATTTCGTTTTAAAAGAGTTGAATTGTCATGATAGGTAATTGAATCTTCTGGTGTCATATTTTTTTTGCACACTACTTTACCAACAATAATATCATTATCATATACTTTAATACCTTCATGAACAATACCAGTTTTTGGATCTAATTTAGTATAATTACCGTTTTTAATATTTTTTGTTTTTGTTTGGTTTGGAATTAAAAAATATTCACGATCCCCATTGTCCAATAATTCTTCACGATTTGAATATGTTCTAAATTTTGTTGTTCGAAACAAACCTCGATCAATCGCACCTTTGTTAAACAATAGAGAATCTTCTTGGTTATAACCACTGTAACATCCAATTGCAACAATTGTATTAATTCCATGTGGCAAATCATTACCAAACACATATTCTGAAATTTTCGATTGTACTAATGGTTTTTGAGGATAAAACATAATTTGACCTTTTATATCCATACGATTTTTGAAATTTGTTGCGTAAATACCCAAGTTTTGTTTACCTTGAGCGGATAAATATTGATTACGTGGAGCTTGATTTCGTTCAACAAATGGAACATTATTAGCAACTGCACCAAATATCAAAGAAGGATGAATTTCACAATGAGTAAATTTACAAGTCAATTTATTTGTTTCATTTGACAAATCATACGGTGTCATTGCAATTAAACGTGTGTTGGCCTCTTCCGTATCAATATATTCAATGATACCTGATGTTCTTCTTAATTCTTCTTCTATTTCGGGTGTAATTACCTCGTCTGTAGTGGGAAATTTATATTTATAAAGTTCATCGTCATCATTATATGGATTTTCTAATTGACTCTCTTTCTTTTTTAGTAAGTCATTCCATGATTGCACGCCACTAATTGTATGAATACCTCCAACTAAATGTTTCCACGTGACATTTTTATTTTTTTGCAACAACTTAATGTGATTTCCATTTAATAATAATTTATTACGATGAACAATTAATAATGGTCGACATGATCGTCCAGAATCAGTACTAATTTTAATATAATTATCCATAGGATACCAAGCAATAGATGTATAAATATTAATGTATGCGTTTCGTCGAAATAGACGAAGAAGATCACTAAATCGTTCTGGGTGTAAATGATATCCAACAATTCGTTCATTTAAAAAGATTTGGCAATATGATTTAATGTTTTTGGTATCAATATCAAATACTGAAATCATTTTTAATTGTGCAAATAATCTCATAAGTGGTAGTGAATTTGTACCAAATGTAATTTGCGCAGTAATTGAAATATTTTTTCGTAAACCAATATTACCACCATCTGGTGTTTCTGATGGACACATAATTCCAAAAGAACTGGCATGTAGGGAATGGGGTGCTCGGATTTTTGCACTATCTGGAAGAGGTGTATTGACACGTCGAATATGTGATATGGTACTTAAATAATTTAGTCGATCCAAGTCTTGAACAACACCAGCTTTTATTTTTCCTGCGAATTCTCCTTTTTTAAAAAAATTCATGAATCCAAGTGTAATTTCTTTATCATTAACCAATCGTTGAAAGTTTAGTAAATTAATTTGGTTGTTTTCATCCATAAATAATTTAAAAAAATGTTTGTTTTTTTTTTTCCCTGTTTTTTCAATAGACGAATTATATAAACGATTTAATTTAATTTCCATAATTTTTGTAAAAGACCAGTATTTATCACGGAAAATATTGGCAATTCTGTATCCAGCAACATCAATACGCTTGTTAATAAAACTATCCCTATCCGTCATTTTTTTATAATTTAATTGTGTCAAAATTAATTCTCGCGCCATTCGTCCTAAAAAGTGTGCTTTTGGTACTTCATCGGTTCCACAATGTGGAAGAAAATAATTATTGAGTGTATATTTTAAAAATGCAAAAGATTGACGAAGATTATTTTGATCAACTTTTTTTCCAAAAATTACCATTTTACTCATTAAATAACGAATCGCCAACATTTTTGTATTAATGAATCGGGATTGAATAATTGTTGGACGAATAAAACTGATAATTTCTTTTCCTAAATCACTGTCAAAATCATATACAATAAGGTTTAAAATATCTTGATCAGATACAACACCCAATGCTCGAAATAAAATAAATAATGGTATTTCAGCCAATTTATTTGTCGCGAAATTTTTGAAATTTGGTATGGTCATCATAATTGGACCTGGTTCATTTGTGTATTTTCGACTGGTTTCTGTTGAATTATTGTTAATGATAAACATTTTTGTAACTCGTGCTGGCTCAAAATTGTGTTCAAATGTAGATCGAATTTCTGCTTCTTGTAAATATTTACTGTCTTTACCACCTGATGTAATATATAACTTGTTTTCTACTTGTCGCTCTTGAGCAATAATAACCTTTTCTTTACCGTCAATAATAAAATATCCACCTTGGTCATAACGACATTCTCCCATTTCTGATAATAATTCTAAATTTCCTTTTGATACACTTAGTACGCAGGAGTTTGATTGTAACATAATTGGTACTTTTCCGATAGAAACCTTATCGTATTTAATAACTTTTTTGATAAATTCATTTTTATTGTTTTCATTGATGACAGTTAAAATAACAAATATATCACATAAAATATCAGATCTATATGTCTGATTTTTTAATCTTGCCTCATTTGGAAACATTTGTTTAATAATTTTATCAGTGTTATCATTTAAATAATCTTGATCAATAGCGTCTTTATCATCATCGCCATTTGTACCTTCTTCTTCTTCCAGAGTTGATAATTTTATTTGGCGATTTTGAATAACTGGTTTAGTTATGTAGACAAACTCTCCGTTATTTAAAATAACAATATCATTTGAATTTTTTCCATCACTTGAATTCAAATTATCACCTGGTTTGTAAATTTTTGTTGTTTCGCCATCAATATTAATGGAATCTTCATCTTCAATTTGACCACCAACTACAACTTTAACTGTATGTTTACCATCATCGGATTTTGTCAAAATATGATATTGTCGAATTGTTTTTGAAATTTGTGATTTCAAAAAAGTATTATAAGAATCCAATTGCGTTCTGGATAAATAATTTGGCGTAGTTTTAAAATAAACATCTAGTACTTCCCATATGTCATTTTCCCAGTTAATAATAGGTGTTTCAGACATTATTAGTATATAGCAATATATTCTATTTTCTAAATAGACCTAAATAGAAAATAAAATTAAATAAAATTAAATCTACAAAATAAAAATTATTTAAAAAGCTAACATAAAAAAAACAAACATAAAAAAACAAAATCTTGCTTATTCATAAAGCATTAACTCATCTAATATTTCATCAAATGGCTTTAATGGCAAACATACCATTCCATTACTTAATGGTTTTTGTAAGCGACATTCACTTTTTACTATATGGAAATTTATATATAAATCGCCAAATTCCTTTATAGACCAAATAGGTAAACCATAATTTTTTATTTTTAAAACCATACTATCACTTGTTTCGCCACTACTAACTTCATAAAGTTGTACAGGTCGTGTAATTTTATCCTTAAATGTATCCAACTCTAATATGAAACCATTAAAATAATCATCCATATTGATATGAATTGTACAACATAAATCAAATGAATTTGTTCTCTTAAAAATGGTTCCTTCTATTTTATCACAAAATTCGAAATAATAATTATGTCCATCAATTTTTATATTTTGTTTTTTATATTCTGTATTTAATTGGTACACATATTTTTTTGTACCATCAATAATTTCAATTGGATATTTATTAAAATAATAAAAATAGCCTAATGGTAACGTTAATTTATTAAATTTTGACAATTTATTTCGTTCTATTTTAATTCCATTGGCATAATCAGATTCTGGTTGATTAATAACATTACTTTCAAATAATTTATCCTTTAAATATTTAGCCAAAAAATTAGTTCCATCTTGAATTAACGTCGATTTATCCATGTTTGATAATATGTCTGTTAAACTACTATTGCTGTCTGTTTTTTTAGAGGCATTATAAAAATTAACATAAGTCTTTTTCAAAAAATTCCCAAAATCTGAATTTACATCCATTACAATGATATCAAATAACTCGCTTGGATCCATAAATGTTGAGTCGCTCATGTTACCCGTTTCATCATAATTTAACCTATTTTGATCATTATATAATATTTGATAAGCTTCTGAAATTTCTTTGAATTTTTGCTCAGCATGACTTTTATTATCTATATTTTTATCTGGATGATATTTCATTGCTAATTTTTTATAAGCTTTTCGAATGTCATCCTTTGTGGCATTTTTTGAAATCATTAGAACATCATATGGATTTTTTTCTTCCTGTTGTGTTGTATGCTCATGTTGTGTATGTCCATGTTGTGTATGCTCATGTTGCGTATGTCCATGTTGCGTATGTCCATGTTGTGTATTTTCTCGTGTATATTTCATTGTGGTGTTTTGATGTATTGTTTCGTTTTCTTTCTTTACGAATAAAATCTATAAATACAAACTTAGCCTACAAAAAAAACAACAAAATTTTAACCAATTTTTTTAAATACAAATTTAATACAAATTTAATACAAATTTAATACAAATTTTTATTTAGATTTATGTATAATACTATTGACTTGAATAAAGAAATTTTCCAAACTAAAAAAATAAATTTTACTTTTTCGACTGAAATAATCATTCAATGCAGCTTGCTTCATTATTTCCAACATATCGTTTTTCTTAAAATAATTATTCTCTATGACATATCGCATATAATCTAATAAAACATCATTTGATTGAATATCCAATAAATGTAATTTATAAATATATTCCCGAATATCATGAATAAAATTTAATGTTTTTTTACTCACCATTTTATGTAAAATTTTTACAAAAAAACGAGCAGCACATGTTTCACCAGTTGGAGAA